GCCGGTTCCTGTGCCTGAAAAATTAACGTACCAAAGAATCTTCTTGACGCTTGCCCAGTTGAAGGGTTGTGAGTTAAAGATATTGTGAGTCCATTCATCAGTGTGTTTTTTCCCTGCGTTCAATCCATGTAGGTACCACTTTTCATTTGGTGAAATCGCGATTTCCCTGCGAACCTTCATGCCTGCAGAATCTTCGAGTTCAACTCCAACGTTTCCGTTAAAGGGTGATTGCTCCGCCATTTGAAATGTCAGGCTTGGATACTTGTTGCAATCAACTTCCATACCAGACGGAAACGTAAGAATAGCGCATCCATAATAATCTGGCGTGCTCGTGGTGTGTTTTATACTATAGGACCCTAGAACCTTCTTTGTACCATCTAATGAGACGCTCCCAGTTCCTGTTCCGCTAGTCCAGTCATTCGTTGCGTCCCCGTTGATGTCAAGCGTTTCGGTCCAAGCATCCTTGTTACTCGGATTAGCCTTTTCAGCAGCCCCGTAAACCGTAATTTTGTTTCTGATGCGGTGGATATCCTTGGAGTAGCGACTATCCTCAATCAATTCGGAAAGGCTAACCGGCGACGTTTTGCTGTTTCTAGGGAAGAAAGCAAACTTGCCATCGTATTCTATGCGGAAATCGTATCCGATCACACCAGCCTTATCGGCGCTTTCGGCAATATACTTCAGAATATCAAAGACTGGTGTATTCTCATACTCCAGAAGCGAATAGGTCGTGTCTGTGTCTTCAACAAGCTCTGTGGAGTCTCGAACATGGCTTAATCCAACAAAATTATCCAGCAGATCCTTGACGATTGCTTCGCCTTTCTGATTTTCATAAGTTTTCGTGACGACTTTACGGAAGATTTTCTCTCCCCAACAACGACCGCTAACACGAATGTAATTTTCAACTGCTGTAGACTCAGGCTCGATCTCTTCAACTCGAAGCGTGAGAATGAGAGGGCAGTTAGTGCCTCTACCAATGCTTATGCTTCCGTTATCCCCAACATTGATGGGGTAAGTCCCACTGGGACTGTATTTTTTGTTGAAGTTTTGGAGAAGGCAGTCGAAACTTGAAACTTCTTTAGTGCAGCCAAGATGAACTCTCAGCTCGAGAACATCTCCTTGAGGAGGCGTAACTGAGCCAAAAACTACAGCTACAACTGGTAACTCTATGCTCATCCTTCAATTCCTCGCCTGCGGAGTTCCTCTTCCTCACCAGCCCGTCGGATGTTACGAGTATACCTAGGCGTCTCTGATGCAGTAGCGTTAAATTCTCTCATCGATGTTGTCGCAGCCATCGTAGACATACTAAGCGCTGCCATAGCGGCTGCCGCTACGATAATCGCACCTACTCCCATGGTTAAGAGAACAATTTTTGCAGCAAGACTTGCATTGTGCAGCCACTGAACCGCCGTATCAATCGCAGTTTTTATAGTAGCAATCGTCTGAGCATTAGCCAAATAACTAAAAGTTCTAATCAACGTACCAGCTAACGCTAGAAAACTTCCCGCCCTAGCAATAGCGTCAGCTTGCTGCTTTGACAAAATTCCAAATTGCTCGCTCACCCTAGCAATTGCGAAGGCTGAAGCGCCAAAAGAGGCAAACTCACGCCCTACATGCCGAATCTCTGTGCTCATTTTAACGCTACTAGTTGATATCTTTTCAAACTCTGCAGTAGCGTGATCTCTCGCCACAACGTCAATAGCAACTTCGTGAAAACTCAACCTTTAACCTCCCGTATGGCTTCATCAATTGCCTCATGCATGCGACGTACAAGACTAGGCATGCAATATTCGAGTGCTCGAGCTAAGAAACGCCTCGGAAAAATGAAACGTGTTCCAAACTCAACGAAGGCAGCATAGGGAGCAGTGGCGCCAACTCTTAAGATCCACTCTTTTACCGTAGCAAAAATGGTTGATTCAAGGTAGCCTGTCCGTCTAGGCGCAAAGGATTGAGCCGTATTTTTCAATATTTCACCCTGCTCAACAAGCGTATCATGCACCTGACTCTTCATAGTAGAGCTTAACGTCTCCATTTTGCGGCGCAAATCATCTAACCCTTCAACATGAATTTCTAATTCAACGGACACGTCTTGCCTCCCTCTTCGCCTTCTCCACTTCCTCCTCGGCTTGGCGATCTATTTCATTCAAGATCACGATGAACTCTTCAATGGCTTTCGCTGGTTGTTCCTCGAGCTGCGTCGGGGTCCAACCGAACTCTTTGCAGAGTCGGAAGTCAATGAGTTTGGAACTGGATTTTCCATGGCGGATTGCTCTGATAAAAAACGACTTTCTTCAGTTGTGACACTACAGAGTAGATTTGCGGTCTTACTGAATAATTCGCCTAATTCTATGGGAACTCCGTTTTCTTCAGAGAGTAACCTTTCTAAAGTGATTGGCTTATTTTCTGGTTGTTCTTTGAGGCTTGCCCAGATAGTTTCTGCTTGGATTGCCACATAATCGCTACTGACAACCTGTCCCGATATCGGATGATACCTTGTGTGCCTCTGAATTATGCGGCTTCGTTTAGCCCATGAAATCTCTTGAAAGACATACTTGCCTTTGTACTCTGCACCGAAGCGATCGTCTAATTCAACTTCCTCTTTTTGCATTGCTTATCCTCTCCATAACCAAAATGCGGCTCTCAATAGCCACCTGCAAGTCTTCAAGCAAGATGTTCTGTTCTATCTCGGGCAATCGTAAGATCCTCTTCCCTATCTTAGCCCATAAGCGAATCCATTTCCGCTTTAACTGAGCCGCTCGACCAAAGTTCAGAACCTCAAAAGACCCTTCCATGTTATCCGCTCCCAACGATCACGATCGTAAAACTGAATCCATCAATTCCCGATATGGCATGATCAACACTGAGAGCAAAAGTCACCAAGATATAACCATTGACTCGAATTTCAGCTCCGTCATAAGTCCAAGTCAAGATTATGAAATCAGAAGCGCTAACTGGATTCCAGCTTTCCGTTGTCATGCCTAAAGTGATCGGAACATTGCTTCTGTTTACGATGTATGCTGAGAAGTTCTTGCTTTTTCCCGGTTCGACAATGCCCCAGTCGATTTGTGTCACTGCGACTGTGAAATTGATGTCTTTATAGATGTCTACACCGATGACTTTAACGGTGGCTATGTTTGGTATGCGCCTTGTCCACTGCATAACAGCGAGCGTTGAGACTACGCCAAGAAAGAAAGCAAACATAAACGCCGTTGAGAAAAGAACTTTTCTCAGTTTAGTTGCCTCCTAGCTTATGGCTACTGTTCTTGCAACAAAAGGCGCCTTCAGTGCTACTAGATCCTCGATGCGTGTGGGTGTGCTCACTTTTTCCCATTTGCAGTTGCTAAATACTGCCTTGTTACTTCCGCCCAACCCAAACTCTAAGTTGAACTCTGTGTCGTTAATGACTTCATCAAACTCTTCCTTAGACTCAAATTCGAATGTTACTTCCCCTGTGAGGTTTCGCTGTCTATGAGGCAGATACTTTAGGATGTGGCCGTTAGTTTTGATGACTGGAACACGTTTCAGATTATTCTCGATCGTCCATTTCCAATCGGTCACACGCTCCAGCGTGGTTGCGCCTTTCTTGACGTAACTTTCGTAGAAAGGCACTGCATACGGATGATCGCCATAGGTTGCGCCGATTTTCGCAGTTCCCACAACCAAGTTTTGACCGAGTAATTCAGCCTCTGCTTTTACGATGTCTTCAATAGAGCAACCGACAGTCAAGCGATTGAACTTACAACCTTTGTGAAGCAACGAGATGATTCCGCTTGTTTTTTCGTAGAAAACCTCAATGCTCAGGCTCTTGTCCAACTCCACCTTCGCCCACTGAATAAAGCCAATAGGCGCATCACTCGGCAGAGCAAAAGCAACCTTGACACCGACTTCTCTCAAACCCTTTTTGATCGCTTGCAAATCTACCGATCCAATACCGCGAACTCTGATGAGCCCAGGGTCTATTGCGGGTTCAACATTGTCTACAGGTCCAATCCCAAGCATATTCGGACTTGCTGGCGTTTCGCCATAGTTGGTTTCCTCAACATAGTAGAACTTCGCTTCATGCGCTCCATAAACACTCATTTTCTTTCTTTTCCTCCTTTTAGAACGCTATTGTTTCAAACAACCATGACTTGACAGCAAATTCGGTGCGCCACAGAAACGGTTTAACACGCACCTCGTCTTGATCTCGACATGAAATTATGTCGCAGTAAGTGATTCCATAAACCGTGATTACCGAGTCGGCACAATCTGAGTAAATTACGGCTGGCGTGGAACCATCACTTGGGTTGGTCGTTCTTGCGAGCAAATAGATGTAACCATTCGAGTCAATGTAATCGGTTAAGTTAGATGTCAGCGTGATGGAGATCCATTCGTCTGATCCGCCAGTGCCAGTCTGAGCATTTTGCCAAGCAGAAGCTGTAAAATTCCAAACCTTAATCGTAACACCGTTCCCACCGGGAGCGGTTCCGTAACCTTCAAACCTCAAGATAATCTTCTTAACGACGTCTTCTTTGGAACCGATTTTGAAACGGAACAACACCATCGAGTATTTGCCATTCTCAGACTGTGAAAAACTATAGCGATCATCATCGCTTTGCCAAATCTTAACGTACTCCGGAGCCGTTAGTTCGGTCCAACCAGCGTCTCCAGGTGCCAATTCAGTTGCAGACTTCCCATGGTAAGCCTTATGAGTGCCAGTTGGAGGACCAACCCCAAGAAAATTGTAAAGCGTTTCATTAGGCTTGGTCCGATTTTCTCGGATTATGCGAAGGATCTCCTCTCTCAATTTCTCACGCATATCCCTGCCAACTACGTTAGGCTTCTCCTTGTCGATCACCCAAATGTTAACCTGCAAAAGGCCCACACGCAAGCGGTCTTTTCCAGTCATACTGAGCTTTTTATCATCACTACTAGTCAGCCCCACTGTGACTTGTCCTTCATAGTTCTTCAGAAGTTCACGGTCGTACCATTCTTTCCCGACGTGAATGTTAGCCAGTGACCCATCATCTTTGACAAGCCACATCTTAGTCTTAATCAACCGCACAAGAGTTGTAACAGGGTCCTCAACTGCCATTAGCCAAGAAGCCTCCTACCAACAGACCGAAAATATAGCGGCTCACCCTGGAGTCGGAACAAGTCGACTTGCGCAACTTCGTAATCGACGCCATGACGTCTTATCTTGTCATGATGCCTTACTGGAAGAAACGTGTAAACCATCAAGAAATCTGTGACCATGTACCCGGGCTCGATTATGATCTCATCTTGTCGCACATTACGAATTACGCCCTTGATGGGGATTGGATCATAGTAGCTAATTGGCTCCCCAGCCTGAACAATCATTAACAGATCAAGATTCTCGCCGTATTGGTTGAGAATCTTGGTGAACGAGGTAAGAGCTGGCGTATAGTTTAGAAGCATGTGACCGAGCCATGAGACCGTTACGGTAGATTGCTGATCAGCAATAGGGCTGAAGTCAGTGAATTTGACGCCCCAATACTTGAAGTCCTCCGCATGGTCCTCAACGATTTGTTTACTCAGCGCTAGAGAAGGCTTATCGAAACTTCTGCGGATGCCCCATAGGATTCCAGATGTTACACCGTCGTAATATTCGCAAGCTGCCTTTCTCGTTACTACATCAATGTAGCCACTCCAACAGATGTATGGGTTATAACCAGGATACTCAACAGTTGCTCCGATAGTATTGATGAACTCGTAAACCTTCTCAACCGTGACACTTCTGCCTTCATAATCGTAGAGACCAAGCAAAGCATAACTGAAGGGATCATCATAAATCTGTGTTTCACCTAATCCTGTTCGATGCCACTTGTCATCTGCTGGGTCATAGTGGAGCCAAAATCCTTCGAAGCCTGCCCTTAAGAAATCAATTGATTTTGACATCATCGATTCATACTGGCTCTTATTGTCTGGGTCATAAGTGCACAGCATCTTAAGACCAATAAGACCATACAAGCATTCAATATCCATCTGTAAAAGCCAATCATCATTGATTGTTACTGCACGAGCAAATCCACCGTAAACCTGTTGGTCTTGCATGGTCTTCAGAAAAGTTCCGCCAGCCAACTTAGCAGCATCAAGGTATCCTGCGGTATTCGTTAAAGCATAGGCATGCAACAGTCCGGGAATTGCTCGACAGGCGTCAACAGAATAATAGGAGTCGCTCACTTCTGCGCTCTTGAACCCGCCATATGCCTTCTTCGCCGGATCCGTGCATTGCTGAGTTAAAATGAAGTCGGCAAGTGAAACAATCTTGTTGTAAATATTGGTTTTCTCACTTTCAAAGCGCGGATCATTATAACATTCATAGAGAAAGTCAATGGCAAAAGCAGCGACAAAGGCGCCTCTACCCCACGTTGGATCATATCCTGTGCCTGGAATCCAATAAAAATAAGGAGAATGCGTCATCACGAAATCATAATAGTCTTCTAAGGCTCCGATGGCTTAGACCCTCCCGAGATAAGGCTCCCTCAGTTGCTCGATCATCTTGAGAACACGTTGCTGTAAGAAGGCGGGAGAAGGAGTTTCAACTCCACCCGTAACCTCCCTCACGCTAAGGTCTCCCAGAGAAAAGCTTGTGCCAGAGGCTGATCCACCGGTCAGATAGGCGAGGCAATAAAGGGCTGCGAGATCAGTTATGCAAGACGCTTCCGCTTGAGTGCAGTTATTATAGTCGATCGTGAGATCGGTCTCAAGCATCACTTCAGCGCAAGCGTCAACAATAAACTCTGTAACAATGGAATCACCAATATCTGAACTGGTGAGGTTTATTCGGTTACGGACACGATCTGGAGTGACAGCTGCCACTACCTCTGGCCCCAAAAGAAACGGGAGAGAACTCTAATTTAATCAATTCTGACCGAAAATGAGACACAAAAAACGTGTGCCGAAAACTGTCACTCAAAAAGTGTAAGTAATTGTTTCCCTTTCTCGGTTATTTCGTATGGAGCCCTTGTGCCCTTCTCTCCTACCTTTCTGACGTAACCAGCCTTTTCAAGATACTCCATTTGGTGCGAGAACGTTCTGTCTGTCGCAAACGGTTGACAAGATCCCAAGACCTTCTTTTTCAAATCTGTCCAACAAACCTTACCCTTCGACAACAGCTCAAGGATATTTTTGCGAAGGAGGTCCCTCTCTCGATCCTTCAACTAAGGAAAACCTCCACAGGCTTGACCTTGGACTTGTGTGGCGGCGTGTGGTTGTTGCAAACCATCACTATATCCATTTCGCCAGATTCATAAGTTGAAGGCGTTAAATCAGGAGTATAAGATGTCATTTTGGCGCCGCAAAGAGGACAATATTCCCAGCAATCACAAATCGCCACATCGGCTGGTCTAGGGCGAAAGAGAGTTTTACCACATTTAGAGCACACCCCTGAAGCGTAACCGACTTGAGCCATTCGCCTTCTATCCTCTGATCTAAAAAATTAAAAAAATGGAAAAATGAGACTTGCGAAGTCAAGAGTTTAGAATGTTGTTTTGAAGTTGGTTCCTCGAGCGACAGCGGTGCTGCGGAGAATGCCGTAACCTATGCGCTCTGTAGCTACGATCCCGACCTCTTGTTTTCTCGGGTCGTCCCAGGGTTCAGTTGTTATATCTCTACGGATCAACATCACTCCGGCTGGAAATTTGCTGACAACATGAACTGTTCCGTTCGTGCATCTGCTGGATTTAAAGAGATTCATAGTCAAAGCTTGCCCAACCAATCCTTTGGTGAGCTGTGTTCCTCCCGCTGGCAGGTACTGGCTGTTAATGAACTCAGTGGCCGTGAAGAGTTGGCTCATCTGTTTAGTGTGCATGAAGGCACAGTCTGCTTCAAAATCTGCACCCTCAACTGCATCCCACATTTCGACGAGTTTACTCCAGGATAGAACAGCGGCGCCTCCAGCGATTTCGGCTCCACCAGCAAGGTTAGCAGCAGCGATGGCAGCATAGAGCGCAATGATTTTGTCGGTTTCTATCTTTGCTATAGAACGTCCCAGTGCCTCAAGTTGGCGGTCCATGGCATTCCATTTGGCGTCTTCAACGAATGCTTTCTTGAGAGCGATGCTATCTTTGATTTCAATGCTGCAGTTAATGTCGACAGTAGAATATCTTGCACCCGAGAACCGATTAATGCTGGCTTCTGCCGCTATGTAAGCAACCGATTCGGATTCAAGCGGAAACCTCTCTAACGCCTCTTCAGTTGATCTGACATCAATAATTTGCCGGGCTATGACATTAGGTCGGGCAGCGTCAACAACGGTATCATGGATTTTCCCAAGTGCGCCTGCCATATCGCTGAATATCCCTTCTCTCATACCCATTTTGGCATAGCGTTGAACCCACGAATTTCCAGCTGCCAATATCTTATGCTGCTCCAACTCTTGAACATACCACTCTTCCTTGAGTAACCCCTCATGGAATTGCGGTAGTGGAATTTCTCTCATTACTTAGTCACCATTATGAGGATCAGGTCTCCGTCAGCAACTACGTCTAAGGTGTCGCAACGGTATCCGAGGTTTTTGTCGACCATCGTTATGTCTGCAGCGTAAGGGTTGGCTATGACTTTGCCCGCTGTTGAGCCTCTTACCGTTCCGCCAACAGCTATGGCGCCTCCTGCAGTAACTTTTACTTTGCCGTTGCGCAAGACAGGCACCATACCCCCTGCGGCAACGGTTTTCAAGGCAATGCCAATACCAATTTCAGCGGCGACAGTTGTCGGCCTCACTTTGCCATTAGCACTGATGTAGACGGCTTGTCCTTTAGTTACGCCACCAGTATCAGCTTCATAGCTTTCAATTATCGCTCCATCTTCAGCTACGTCTCCGACAGCAAGGTCTGTTCGCCCCGAATAATCAGCCATGTTTTCCTTCTCCTGTTGCTTTTAGGGAAGCCAGCCAATTCATCTTGGCACTTCCGTTACACTCGGTAACTGTGATTATTCTCCGCCATGCGTTTTGGCGGATTTAGTAACTGTGACCGTACAGGATGGCGTATGAGAAGCAATGGAACTTCTGCCTGTCGCAGTCGTTTTCTTCTCGCTCACATAATACGAGCCCAATGGCATCAATCATCAGCTCCTCTAAACGTCATGCTCACTCACTAGCAAAGTGACCTCGGGGTTTGTCTGAGCCGCGCCATATGTGTACTTCACGTACCAGCCAGCTTTCATCGGAAATGGAAAGGGAGTCGACCCAGCCGAAACATTCTGAAGCATAGCGCCCCATGAAACCGTAGTTACTCCCGCCGCTATCTGTGGAATACGCATTATCAACTTGTCATTTTCGTTGTATACTTCTATGTCTAAAGTTGCAGAAACATCACGCTTGCTACTGCCGCCGAAAACTTCCCATCTCTTGCCCGCTGGAACCGTGAAATTCTTACTGGCAACCGCACCTATTGCCACGTAGTTATCTTTCAAAACGCCAAAAAGTTTCATTAGCTGTTCTCGCGGCACTTCTACCACCTATCGTTAGGACCTATGCCCAAAATCCGCATCTGTTCAGCGATTAACTGTTTTGGACCGAAAGTCCAGCACTTCCACACGTGAGGCGGCGGGATACTTTCCATTATGCCCTTATGCAAAGCCACGTACTTACGCTTCCACTCGTCGATACCTTCACGCATCTGCTTCTCGAAATCCACAACCTTAGCCTCAACGTCCACAAGTTTCTTCCGCAAGCCGACAATAACCTCATTTTCCGAGGGACTTGATGCATTGAGCTTTTCAGCAATCTTCTTGAGGGCAACGTTAAATTCGCCTTCTTTGGCAGTTAGAGATTTCTCCTTCTCTGCCATGACGGTATCTCTTGCCAGCTTCTCCGTAACATAAGCTTCTTTGAGGACCTTCAGCTGATCGACAGTGCTCTTCAGCTGTGCAATTTCGCCTACAATCTTGGTCTCGGCTTCCTTGAAAATAATAATGGCTGGCGCCGGTGCCTGCGTCCAAGGATCGCTGCGAGTCAACGCGCTGATCTGTCCCTCCAAGTAGCGAATCCGCTCCTCAAACATCTGCCTCAGCTGATCAATCTGCACGTCAAACGGCGCAGGAACAATAGGCAATGTTATGCCTTCCCAAAGCTTGATGTAAGCTTCTTTGTCTCCGGGTGGGAATCTTTTCATGAGGTGGACGCTGGTGAAGTCGAAGTTTCTCGGTGCCAACCCGTTTACTTTTTCAAGAATTACTCCTGGCTTGAACCAGTCGAGTTCGATGCTTAACCCTTTAAAGGAACCCTCTCTGATTTTTTGGGCTATTTCATTGTCGACAGTTCCCTCGAAGGCTACACCTTCCTGTTGTTCATCCCACCACGCGTTTTCAACTACATTCGGTTTTGGCAGTAAGCGCATGTGATCCATGCCGAAGGGTTTACCAGCCAGAGTTGACGCCGCTTTTTTGAGTTCCTCTTTAAGGTAAACATGCATCTTGCCTTCTTCAGGATGCCAAATCTTTTTTGGATGAATAGCTACGCCAGAAACTTTGTTTCCATGAAGGTTAATTGCTTCAGCAAACAAAAACGCTGTCGCGCTTGATTCTCCCTCGATTTGTCGTTTGATAACAGCACAATAAGCTGCTGGGTCATCTTTGTCTTGGTTTTTAGCCACACAATCCTCGAAATTTTCGTATTCTCCAAATGGCACACTTCTCACTTACCTTTCTTTTTTATGAGCGTTTCTTTCTGTTTTTCCAATTCGATAGCGACAAGACGCTCATGCTCAGCCGCTATCTCCTCCACTTGTTGCGGGCTTAATGGAGGCACATACTTAACCAGGAAATCTTTCATTCCCTTCACCAACTGGTAGTTTTTTGTCAACTAATACCCGTGAAACGAGTTCCGCCTCAGGCTGCTTTTCCTCAAGCGGCAGTTTGGCGATGTCCCGCAAAATTTTACGTAACTCTTCGGTCCCAATAACTGAAGGATTAACCTTCAAGAGCTCAGTTAACAGACCTAGAATCTCAGTGAGCTTTTCATAATCGAGGCTCTCAGGCATGCCCCAGTTAAGGCGAACCTGAGCTTGCGCCGGGTCTAAACCAGCAGCAGCTACCACACGATCAAAAAGATAACGTTCCACACCTCTTTTCAGAAATCTTTGAAGAGCAAGAACCCTTCGTTCTGCAATCTCCAGCGCCGCGTTAGCTGAAGCCTCTGTAAAGCCAGTTTTGGTTACGAGCTTGGCTAGAGGCGTCTGCATACCAAGCACATACGTGTCCTCTAATGTTTGGACATAGAAGTCCATGCCACGCATCCTCTCCGGAACCACAGTTTGGACTTTGGCATCGGAACCGGGTGGAGGGTTAAAAACGAATCTAGCTCCTTTTCGTGATATCGTGCGAAGTTGGGCTTGAATTTCCTCCAACTTCTCTTTCTTTAGTCCAGGGAAGCTCCATAACTCAGTAGGGCCTGCAAAAGTATCAATTGTTTCGGTCATGCCCTGGTGTATGCGCCCCATGATCTGGTAAAATGGATCTCTGGTTTCGCCGTCGCCGATATTCAGCGGAGTACACAAGCTTTGAAGGATTCCCACGCCGAGAGGACTTGACGTTAAAATGTTGTAGCCTAAATGAATAATTTCGTCGCCTGAAATTTGAGATGGCTCTCTTTTCCAAGGCGCGTATAGGTGCACACCCCATTCGAGTTCAATTGTCTCAAGCTCGCCTTTCTTTGCAAATTTTATGCCATTATCCTTGATGATTTCAAGCGGAATTTGCACCACAAAACTCGGCTTAACCAGATTGCCAACCCACCAGAAAACGTTTCCCCAGCCAACAAGATAACGGGCGCTTGTCTGCAAAATCTCGTCAAGTCCAACTTCCTCACAAAACTCGTCTACAATCTCCTTCGCAGTTTTGCTTTCGCTCTTCTCCTGGTATTCCTCATTCATAGTCGTGTAGAAGCCTTGACCAGCAATTTGATCAGCAAGGAAATCTATACTTGCTCTAGTGGCTAAATCGCCCAAATAAACCGTTGTCATAGTCTTAAAACTAACTAACGGTGAAACCCCACGAACCCGCTCGATCTGGCTTAAGAATAAAACTGCCTCATGAAACCGAGACCGAATTGTGTTAATAACTGGGGCCAGGAAGTTCGACAAGATAATTCTAACAAGGAATGGGTTCCAAAGAAAAAGAAGGTTGTTAACAGTTTAAACAATTGTTCAAAGTGTTAATAACACATAAAAACAATAAAAACATTCAATAAACTGTGGATTTGCGAATTACAACCCAAATGCTCGAAATTTTGAAACTAAGACTACAAGGCTATTCAGCCTATAAGATCGCTCGCAAACTGAACTTAGACCCGCCAACAGTCTACCGTGGGTTAGATTTTGCTACAAAAAACTTCGCCGAAGTTGAAAAAATGTTAGCAGAACTCAAAGGGCTAGGCTGGCCAGAGAAATTAGTAGAGGTAGAGAAGCAAGTCCGCACGAATAGACGGGCTAAAAAGACCGTGGTAGCCCTGAAATCGCCATCAAAATGGGATAAAAAATTGTCTCGCCCTCTACAAGTCGTGTCCAAAGTGCAAGACCCGTCTCCACGGAGACTACAAGTATTGTCCACACTGCGGAACTAAACTCTCCGAGGAGTAGAAAATGTGGCGTTTCATAATACCCATCATTAGTTTAACTTGCTTGTTTTCAGGTCTAGCAGTAATAGCGTATTTAATGAGAAGGAAGAGGAGGTGAAATGATGACTCGAGAGAAACTCCTGGCGATCGGTTTAATTGTAATAGCCTGTTATTTTTTCCTTTGGCAGTTTGACCACACAGTCGCGCCAAGCTTCTGGGGAAACCCTCTGATGCATCAGAAAGTCATTGACGGCTGGTTCCTCGACTATCTCAGTGGCATAGACGTCTACAACTCATGCGTCCTAATGCTGATCATCCTCTTCGCTTCAATCTTCGTAGTCACAATCATTCCATTCGGCAATCTCTACCTCAACAGTCAAACTGTCGCCGTCAACAAGGAAGTGATAATTGGTTTTCTTTTGGTTTTGGAAGCTTTCATTGTTCCAATCGTTACGCATTTGAATCTGACGGGAAAAGTACCCGATAGAGTACAAACGCTTGCATGGCTACTCACAGCCATCCTCATCGGCATAACATACTTCCTCAAATTCCTCGGCTACAAAAAAACCGAACCCTAA